CTCGATGAACTCAACTGCTGATTTGATTGTTTTGAATGTGTGGAACTCTCTGAATCCCTTGCCCTCACGAACATTCACAAAATAATGTCCTTTTGTTCCGATATATCTCTCAATCTTAAATCCCTTAATTTCCTTAACTGTCTCTGTCATATTGGTGTACCTCCTTAATAGATGCGGTTTATTTAATCTATATTTATATTACCACATACTTTTTTGTTTGTAAATAGTTTTTTATAATTTTATAAAAAATTTTTTAACCAAAGAGTAAAAAAATTAAGAGCTCAATTTTTCATACCATTCATCCTGCTCTTTAATGTTTTTTTCATACCATTTATGATTGGCAATGGGATCTTCAACAAATATTTCAAAAGCCTTAAAATCATCAGGATAAAGTAAAAGGCCTATGCCACCCGCATTTCTTATTTTATGTAATTTAACGAGCTGCAATAATTTTGGTCTTCCATCATCTCCTTTTAATTCTAAGCCATAAAATCTTCCATAAATGCAAGCAAGAATATCAGGAATACCTTCCTTAGTATATTTGGCACCAGCCCAATACTTAATATACCAATGCCCATGGTTATCGAGCCACTTTTCCATTTTATCTTTAAACGGTGTTTCTTTCATTTTTTCACCTCTTCAAATAAATCATCCGTTAACTCTTTACCTGTTTTTAATAATTCAAGATTCCACATTTCAATAGAATTTTCAACAAGTAAATAGTAATAAAAACAAGTTTGAGTTTGGCCTATTCTATGGATCCTCTTTTTTGACTGCTCCCAAAGATCACAAGAACCTATACCAAGCGGTAGGCTGAAATAAATAATCTTATTCGCTTTTTGAAGATTAAGACCATAAGCTCCGGCCTGATATTGTACAAATGTTATTGAATTATCATATTGCTCATAGCATTCAAGACTTTTCTCATTACCATTCACAATAGATATTGGTTTATCAACTCCGTCAGCAAGATTCATCAATTTTTTAAGCTCATCATTGAAATTATAAAATACAATGAAACGGCCGTCAGATTCTCTTAATAACTCTTGAAAAGCAGTTAATTTATCATCGTTATATTGGCCACAAAGTTGTCTTTCATATAAAATCCTGGTGAGCACTGTATCACCTATAAGCTCTTTATCTTCTTTCTGCAAATAATGATGTTCTTTAAAGAATTTATATTCTTTACTTGGCTTTATATAAACCATTTGTTCTATTTGATCTGGCAAATCCATGACTTCTTCTGTCTTTTTAAATATCGCGCCAAACTTAGCAAGTCTTTTTTTAAGATGATCAACGTTTTTATAGCCAATAATTTTTTTGTCCCAATAACCGTCCCGCTCTGTCCATTCATAATTCACGTAAGACTTAAAATAAGTGTCTTCGTCTATGTTCCATCCCAATAGCTGCAACTGTGACCATAATTTTTCATACTTGCCGGCAGTAGGTGTTCCGGATAATAAGATCACATTTGCAGGTTTTAATTTAAGAATAAAATCAGAGCGGTTGGCGGTTTTGTTTGTGATCAATGAGGACTCATCAAGCATGAGAGTAAAATCGTGAAGCTTAAGCAGCTCTGGTCTTCGCCATAAGAGATCATAATTAATGATACCAATTATGGGTATAAGTCCAAGTAAATCATCTTTGGTTATATGATCAACTTCTTCTAAAAATTGCTCTAATTGACAATTTTTAATATCTGTAAGATCGTATACATAAAAATCTGTTTTTTCAGAATAGTTATTCTTAAAATGATTAACCCAGTCAGAGATTTTTGATTTTTGACAAATAACTAAATTGATTTTATTACCGAGCTGTTTCATTTTTTCGGATCCTATATAAGTTTTACTAACCTAAACCCATATCATAATAAATCGCGCATCTATTATAATCATGGACCAGCTCAAGGGCTTCAATCTGATGTGGATACAGGTTCATTTATCATCACCTCTTTTCTTTGTAAAATGTAATTTACAATGTTCTGATTGAGTCATTATCATTAAATTATCCGGATTATTATTTCTTTTATTGCCATCTATATGATGAACGATCTCACCCGGTTTTAATGGTCTACCCAAAATTTGTTCTGCAATAATTCTGTGTGTATGTCTGCCATATGTTTTTTGATAACCTTTATTAGATCCAGTATCAACCTTAGAATTATGTATTTTTTCTCTAACTTCTGGTGTCATTCTACTTGGATTTAGTTCTCTATTCATAAACTTCATATGACATTGACGAGAACAAAAATGGTTTTTAGATTTTTTAAATTGTGAAGTAGGCATATTAACCTTTTTGCCACATTCATCACATATTATCTGTACCATTTTATTCCTCCTCATCAAAAACTGCATTCCACTCTCGCTGAGTTAGATTAAGGATTCTCTTAATCAATAAAGCTTCATCAAGAGTAAATGCAAACTTACCGTTGAGTTTATTATTAAGTGCAACATAAGTTATATTGAGCCTTTTTGCAACAGCTGTAATACTCATCCCGCTTCTTTGTATAAACTCACGTAAAAGTTCCATGTTTCCCATTGTGTTTACCTCCTTTATTTTTTATAAGAATTATATTATAAAAAATAATTGTTGTACACAGTTTCTATTGATTCCCAATCACTTTTAGAAATTCCGCCGCAATCATATTTTTCTTGCAAGTTATAATAACACTGTGTTAAATACCTTTTGTCATGCCAGCCTGCAAACAATTCATCATAAGTAACAAATTCACTTCCCATTCTTATATCTTGATCAGTTATCTCCATAATTTTATTTATAGATTTTTCTGATACTTTAAATCCTCGCCGGTGCATCTCTCCGCTTATTAAAGTACAATACTTGTAAAAATGGCTTAAGTGATAATCACAGATCCTATTAACAAGGATATGATTAGGATAATTTAATTTTTTAATGTTGCCGGCAATGGCGCAGCATTCGCGCCATTGTCCAAGCAACTGTTGATGAGGTAAAACTGAGATCAAATCTTTATGCCATAATCTCATGCTTTTTTCCTCCTCTGTCCAAGCGGTGTTTCAATGGCTTCATCAATCGGCCAATTATTACGATTCACACGATCATAAAGTGTAGGCCAGGGCATGCCAATTTCTTCAGCCCATGCTTTGATGGATTTTGTCTCGCCCTTATATGTAAGCTCTGTAAGCCGTAAATTAGGCTTTTTAGGCTCTTTAGAGTCTTTAACGATATTTTTATTAGGTTTATCGTTAGAAGGCTTCTGAGGGGCTCCAGATGGCTTCTTAATAGGCTTAATAGGCTTTTCTTTAAATGTTTTTCCGTCAAGAACATCAGAAACAGCATTTAAGAAATCTTTCTGGGTTTTGATCTTTTTAATTTCAGTTTCCTGAGGAGCCTCTTTTTCTTCTGTCTGATTTTCAGCCGCAAGGATTCTTTCAATAACATTGATCTTTGCCTCTTTGAGAGCGGTGCGGGTACGGTTGCAAGATACCTTGACTCCAAGACTATTTGCTACCTTAATTAATGTCTGTCCATTCATTGCGATTAATCTTTCTCTTCTTGTCATAATTTTCTCCTTCTCCCCGTCTTGCCGTTAGGTCAGCTGTTAAAATTATTATTTATTAAACTGTGAAACGAACACCAGGAATCTGCTTAGGCTCGTCTGATGCCCATCTTGATTTTTCCTCTATTGTTACAAGTCCGGCAATAGTACAACCCTCAGCTGCAAACGCATGTAAATTTTTCATGCAGGCGGTGCTTTCGTTTGTGTAGATAAAGCTCTTAAGTCCGGCCTGTCTTAAAGCATCAACAAAGCTATGAGCTTCACTATCCCAAAGGAAGTCTGTCATAACGAGCTCGTCATAACCATTTTCACGGCTTGACTCAAAAGCTTTATATGCTTTTACGGCGCCATGTTCAAAGGGATATTTAATTGCATTATTTACTTTGCTCCAAGCGGCGAACTCTTCGCTCTTATAACCAAACTCTTGGATGATCTGCCGCTTACGAGCCTCGCGCTCCTCTTTTGCTGCGCACCAAGCGTCACTTGCTGATCTTAATTCCTCAAAAAATGTGTTATTATTCATAGTAATGTCCTCCTTATTAGACGTGTTTTGTTTGTTGTTAATATTAATATACACCGTATTTCTGGTTTTGTAAATAGTTTTTTATAAAAAAATTTTAATATTTTTTATTTTAAGGTTTTAATATCTTTCCTGCCTTGCCAAGATCCGCCCTTCCCAGTAGATCGCCTCAGTGCTATATGCTACCTTCGTCATCATCGGAGCAACCCGCTTTACTGATTCCCCGTTGATGCAGAGCACACCATCTGATATTTTCGCATCCATTTCGATGTTGATCGGCTTTCCTATACGCCACTTTTCAACTGCTCGAAGGATCTCACAAAAGCACTCCTTCCCATTTGCCAGCCAATACCACTCAGGGATCTCTGCTCCCGGTAAAATTTCTTCGTTTATAAAATTAAACAACTGCTTTCTATTCATGATATACCCTTTCTGCCTTCGTAACCTCCGAGGCGGGCTATAATTAAAATCTGCGCTGATAACCTTTGCGGTTAAGTGTGAGTGTGTCCCAGTAAATCTCGGTATGAAAATCTGGTCTTACTACCTGCACTTCTTCATCATGCTTTTTTGCATAACGCTTGATCTGTTTGATCGCGCCATCTTTATTCTTTGCTTTGATTTCTAAAGTGATACGCCCAGTAGCTTCCCTGATGTCTATGTTCCACCATTCAAATTGAAATTGTCCCATGCCGTCCTCCTTTGCCCTCGTAACCTCCGGGGGTGGGTTGTCATTACTGATTTATTATCTGGTCTGCTGTTTCTAATGCTATCTTGTAAAGTTTTGTGATATCTTCAGAGGTTGCTCCCATTTCGATTAGCTTTAAGTACATTTCGTGTAAATCATTGTTCATATTATCTTACCCCCTTATTTGTTATAATTTACTACCGGCTTAATAAGCATTGTACTAAGCTCTGCTTTTGCCATGACCTTAGCAAGTTCCTTATCAATGCCCTGCTTGATTAAATCCTTTGCTCTGCTCTCGATTGCTTTTCTTTCTGCTAATGTCATATTATTTATCCTCCTTATTTATTATTTTTTGTAATTGTGCTTTCACATCATCAGTTAACTTCACAATCATGCCCATATATTTTACATAGGGCTCATTGCTATTGGCCTTCCATATTTTTAAAAATGTCGTTTCATATTGTTCCCATTTAAGCCAGGGCTGATTGTTTTTTATTATTACCGTAAACTTAGCATCCATATTATTTACCTCCTATAAAAGTGCGTTATTTATTTGATGAAATTATAATAACACACTTTTATAGGTTTGTAAATAGTTTTTTATAAAAAAGTTTTAATATTCTATAAAATTTACTCCACAAATAATTTAATCCTCTTTTATCCATACATCAAGCGGCGTAATAGTTTCAAAAGCATTGAGATCTATGTTCCAAACTGTTCCATCATCACGAATTACATGTAGATCATAAACACCTTTACCTATTTTTCTACAGATATGGCCAGAACAGGCTCCCTCTTGTGCCCAAGCGTAAGGATTTCCCTTTGGCTTGAGCTTTCCGCATCTAAAAAATTCTGCATTGCTATGCTTATGAAAAAGATTGCATACAGTGAAAAATCTCATATATTGAAATTTATCCATTTCATATTTTTCCGTCTCAGTAAAATTATCAAGTATTGTCATATTTATTACCTCCTACAATTCAGCGTTGACCTTTTCGCGTAACTTCTCGAGCCTATTACGGTTAATTCTTTGTGCTGACAAGATTTCATCCAGTTCATTTATAAAATCCACAAGCTCATTGTGCAATCCATCAGCTATGGCCTCGTAATCATCGCCTGTGCTTTCTTCTGAATATTTCTCCTCCAATTCCTGGATAACGTCATCATAAAGCTGCACAACTTCCATTCCCATATTGTTATCAATGATCTCTCTTAAATCCTCTCTCGGATTCAGGATTGTTACATTCTGCTTTGCTCTTATCTGTGGTTCAATCGTTATTACATATCCCATATTTTTATTACCTCCCGTGTAAAAGTGTTTTAATTGGCTTGTCATCGTCAGCGGTCAAGTTGTCATCTTGCCCGGACGCCTGTCTCCAGGCGTTTCGACTTAATAATGTAATCTAAGATACGAGGTACCCTCATCGTGCAAATCAAAATCAAATTTAATCTCTCCAAGATATTTAATTAAAGCCGCTGAGCCTTTACATCTCCTATCAATATTTACAATATGATCTCCAAATATTAACTGAATATTAGTTGGGTTATAATGTTTTATGAATTCATTCAGTGTTGCCATATTAATTACCTCTCTTCTTTTGTTAACTCTGTAAGTCCAGCAAGTAAAATACATGCTATTGCTTTGTTGTCTCCTGTAAATGTATCCTGTGACTCGATCTCTTTTGCTTTTTTCTCTAAGTTGTCAAAAATCTCTGCTAATGTCATTGTGTTATCCTCCTTAAAATGTGATTCCATATTGGTCTTCAATAGCTTCTTTGCTCATATATTCAGAGCCAAATAACTGTCTTCCATCTTCAAAAAATGAAACCTTATAACAATCGTCTGCTTTAAACTCAACAACATCTGTAACTATAAGTGTGTGGCCGTTTCCTAAGTTAAAATTCTTCATCATATTATTTGTCCTCCTTATTAAGACTAAGTAAGTTAATGATCTTTTGTGCTTCTTCTTTTGTTTTATACTCCATATTTGAAACCGGTTGAAAATCTTTCATATTAAAGATCTTCCAATTACCATTAATAAGTTTAATGGGCTTGTACATATTATTCTACCTCCTTAAAATATCTCGTAACTCCATTTCTTATAAACCTTTTCGCCTACTGTTCCATCTGCATGAATAGGTGCATATGCAATGCTCTTGAAGTCGTCGTCGTGAAGGTTAAAGTTAATTTCTTTATCACGCTGTTTAGCACCCTTAACTTCATAGGAATCTTCGTCGTTATCTTTCCAAGTAAGATATATCATGTATTTCATAGTAGTTACCTCCTAAAAAGTGGTGTTTTGTTTGTTTCTAAGATTATAATATCATAGCTTTTGGGATTTGTAAATAGTTTTTTATAAAAATTTTTTAATATTTTGAAAAAAGTTTTAGGCCCCGGTCATGGGGCCTTTATTTTATAGTCTTTCAACATAAGTTATACCATCGCGCATAAATACTATTATAGGTAAATCATAATTTTCAATACAACTTTGAATTGCTCTCCTCAGATCATTATTATTGTTATAGTAGTTATCACTTACTTTTGCGTATTGATAACCGGCGGAAAGAAATTTTTCAAGATCTTCTTTTATTTTTGTATTTTTCGCTTTTCTTGGTTTATTTATAATGTCTTCTTTTGTTACTTTTATAAATTTCATGTTTTATTCTCCTTTACATATACACTATGTAATTTTCCGCAAATTCGGCTTCTTTTTACATCAAAACCCAGGGCCGTTTTGATCTTCTTACTCATCATAATCTGAGTAGTTGCTTTTAGGCCATTATTTGAACAATGTAATTCATATGCAGAATAGACACTTGCAACTGTTTGGTTTTCAATATTTTCTCCGCCATATTCAAGTATAAAACTTAATACTGAATCATTGCCAACTTTATAAACTTCCATCTCTTTATCTGCGGCCTGGCAGGTACTAAATCCATTTCTCACAATTACATTAATGAGTGCATCAATTCCGATCTTAACAAGATATTCCATGCACTCAGGCGCGCAAAGTTTTTCGTTTATAAAAGGATCATAGTCAGGATCATCTTTTGTAAAGATCGCATTAAATGGAATTATCACCATTCTTTTTGTCACAGCGCCGGTTGGGTCCTTAATTCTTGGAATACTGTTTGCCGAAAATATTAATGTCGCATATGGGTAAAAATCAAAAGGATCATTATATAAAAATTTTCCTCGGCATCTGTTACCGGTTGCAACCTGTTTGAACAATGACACGTTTAAGCCGTCCATATAATTATCTGCAATATCATCTTTAATGTTTGCAAGTTTATTTGCAAGACTGGCAATGTCAAGCTCACGTGCGAGATTTGTAATATCAACTGAGCTGTAGTTATCATCGCCTAAAAGATTATTTAGCATAAATATAAATGTTGATTTACCATTATTTTTTTCACCAGTAAACACAAAGCATTTTCCAAGCTTGCTATCTCTATAAAAAGTATAACCAA